TAAGAAAAAAGCAGAGGCGCTTTGGCACGACTTTGAAGCGCATGCTGGTTATTCTTTCAACCGTTCCCATGCTGTTGCTTACTCTATGCTTAGTTATTATACTGCTTGGCTTAAGTCCAATTATCCTCTTGAGTTCATGTTTTCAGTTCTTAAAAATGAAAATGACAAAGATGCAAGAACGGAATATTTAATTGAAGCAAAGCGCCTAGGACTAAAAGTTTTGCTTCCACATATTAACGAGTCGGATATATATTTTTCATTACAAGACAATGCTATAAGATTTGGTCTATCTGAAGTAAAGTTTATTTCAGATAGTATTGCAAACAAAATAATAGAAAGAAGACCTTATAATGATTACAATGAATTCATTAATAAGGCATCGAAAAAAGGTTCTGGCATTAATAGCCGTGCTATTGCTGCTCTTAACTCCATCGGCGGTGCTGCGTTTAGTGATAACAAAAGGCAAGGAAATGAAAAAGACAATTACTACGAATACCTAGGAATCCCAACATTTAATCTTGAGGGCATCCCGCCAAGGATTAAAGCACAAGCAAAACCAATTGAAGATTTTGACGATCTTGGATCTTTTGTTATGTTTGGTATGGTTAAGTCTATTAAGCGTGGAAACGGCTGGGCTAGAGTAGAACTGGTAGATGAAACTGGTTCAATCGGACTATTCCACACAGAACAAACTCAAATTGAAACTGGACAGATGTATTTTATTCTTGTGGGAGACAACAGAATTGCTCGGTATGTGAAGGTATCCGATATTAACCCAGACTCAAATGACTTATTTGTAGACTACTTATATAGGAAAAAGTATGACCTTGAAGAGGACGAGTATATTGTGGTAAACTTTACTCCCTATACAACAAAGGCTGGTAAACAAATGAGCCACATAGTATTGTCAGATAAAGATAAAAATTTGACCAGAGCAATTGCCTTTCCAGCAATGTATAAAATGACTTTGGCAAAAATGCGTGAGGGAATGAAGTGTAAAGTTACGTTAGCTAAACTAGATGACGGGACATTAAATATAAAGGAGATAAAATGAGTGACGATTTAAATCTAAATCCAGAAGAAGTATTTACTCAATTAAATGCAACTAAGGTTTTAATTGCTATTTTGGATACGATTAAAGAAATTTCTATACCTACATCAGCAATTATAGATGCAGGCGGAATAGATAGAGAACTGCAGGTTGACTACAATTCAGAAGATCAAACCTTTACATTTAAGGTTAGGGAAACAATTGAATCAGGTAACAATGATAACGAGCTCATTACCGATTTCGAATAACAAAGAAATATCTCTTGTAACAGATTATGGATTGGATGCACTATCCGCTCTGTTACACGAGACAGCTATAGAAAAAGGATTTTGGTCAGCACCTAAAAACTTTGATGTCTTTGGGAATAAGATTGCACTGATACATTCAGAGGTAACAGAAGTTCTTGAAGCTATAAGAAAAAATAAGGGATCTGAACAGGTTGTTGAAGAAATGGTAGACATATTAATTAGAACTCTTGACCTGTATGCGTCTATGAGAAATGGTGGTTTTGTTGATCACAGCTTAGATGAAGTTCTATTTAATAAAATGGAAAAAAATAAAGATAGACCAAGACTTCACGGCAATTTATTTTAATGATATAATTGTATAAAAGAAAGAGAATAAATGACTATAGCGATTGATGAAATCCTAGCGGGACTAGATCCAAAAACAAGAGCAAGAGTAAAAGCAGCACAAGATGTAAAAGTTGAAAAGCAAAAAACACCAAGCATTGGACTTAACATGGCCCTAAAAGGCGGTCTTGGGTACGGAAGACAAGTTCTTGTTTGGGGCAATAAGTCTGCAGGAAAATCTTCATTCTGTTTACAAATGATTGCTCTTGCACAAAAAGAGGGCAAGACATGTGCATGGATTGATGCAGAAGCATCCTACGATCAGTCATGGGCCGAAATGCTAGGAGTAGATTCGTCTTCCCTTATTTACTCTCCAGCCAAAACTGTAAACGATATGGTTGATGTTGCTACAAAGTTAATGGATGCTGGTGTAGATATAATTGTTGTTGACTCGATCTCAGCGTTACTTCCAGCAATCTATTTTGAAAAAGATGGAAATGAAATGAAAGATTTGCAGGACACCAAGCAAATCGGAGCAGAAGCAAAGGATATGACTCATGCAGTCAAAATGTTAAACTATGCAAACAAAAACACATTACTGGTACTCATCTCACAGCAAAGAAATCAATTTGGATCTATGCATGCCTCCCACATACCGACAGGAGGAATGGCAGTCAAGTTCTTTTCTTCCACCGTCATTAAGCTTTGGTCTTCTGAAGCTGAAGCTAACGCTATCAAAGCAGGCATTAAAGTTGGTGACAAAATTATTGAACAAAGAGTTGGCAGACCTGTCAATTGGATTATTGATTACAACAAGCTCGGCCCCCCTAACCTATCTGGACAATACGACTTCTACTACCAAGGAGAATCACTCGGAGTAGATTTAGTTGGCGAAACATTAGACGTAGCGGAAATGGTTGGAGCAGTAGAAAAAGGTGGAGCCTGGTACACGGTTGATGGCCAACGTTTGCAGGGACGTGCAAAAGCAGTAGCCTACCTAAGAGAAAACCCAGAAGTAGTAGATAAGTTAATTGAGGAAATCAATGCCAAAAATTAATGAATTCTTTGATAAAGAAGAGCCTAAGCAAATCAATTCTACATTTGAAAAGCTTACTGGTATTAGGCCATGCTCAAGTTGTGAGTTAGATGTAGATGGTGGGTGGTGGGATCCCGAAAATTTAATTATGAAATGGACCTGTTTAAATGGGCATGAGACAACACATAGGTTTGGCTAATGTCAGAAAGAGCAGAAGTAAAAAGAGATGGCGCTAAAGCTCAAAAAAATTCGGGAAGAGGCGATTATCAAAAAGGCGATGCACAATGGAAAAAATTTCTTGTGGACTATAAAGAAGCAGGAAAATCTTTTACATTAAACAAAGATAACTGGGCAAAGATATGTACAGATACTTTTAAAGTAAATAGAGACATGCATCCAGCACTAAAGATTATTATAGGAGCAGAGTCTAAAGTTAGACTAGGCATTATAGAGTGGTCAATTCTTGAAGAGCTGATCCAATTTTATGAGGAGAATCATGATTAGAGAAGTATTCTTAACAACACTCACTGGGATGGGTGTAGGTGCAGTGTTTAGCATATTTAAACTACCAGTACCAGCACCACCAGTTTTTGCTGGCCTAATGGGTATATTTGGATTATGGATGGGCTACGGATTAGTTCAAAGGATGCTATCATGACAATGTTTTTGATGGGCTTACTAGTCGGACTTGTAGTTGGGTACGGACTAGGATTGTTTGTAGACAAGTGGGATAAGAGGATTAAAAATGGCAGAGGATAGAAACACGCTTCAGTTAATTAGTGATATAACAGAATTTAATGATCTTCATGAGTATATGCAAGACGAGCATTTAGATAAGGCATTATCAATTGTTGTAAAGCTTTTGATGAACCCAGATGTTCCGTCTGCTAAAGCTCCTATGCTTATTATGGAACTTCAGGCAATGTCTACCAAGTTTGCTGTAATGTCTTCTGTGTATTCAACTATTGCTAAAGATAAAGCGGGAACTGTAAATAATAACAAGAAGAACGTTTACTATTCAGTAAAGGAGTCCATAGACAAACTTGTAGATGCACTTAAGTATGTCGTTAGGTATAACTCATAATGGGAAGAGATATTGTAAAGAACCTTAAGTTTAAAAAACATACTGGAAAGTTCTTTGACCCTGAGTTGTTTGCTCAACTTCTTGACGAGTCATATAGGAATACAAAACGTGCAGACGGCCTAATGACAAAAAAATCATTTAGCCCAAGCTCACTTGGATACGGACACGGCAAGTGCCCTAGATACTGGTACATGGCTTTTTCTGGCGCAGTTTTTGTAGACGATAATGACGCAGTTGCTGTTGCAAATATGGCACAGGGAACTCAAGCCCACGAGAGGCTACAGAAGCTTATTGCTACTATGCCAGAGTGGAGAGCAGAAGAAGAAGAGATTATTAATGAGTACCCACCCATTAGAGGCTTTATAGATCTTATTATGGAGTACGATGGTGAAACGGTTATTGGTGAAATTAAGACGGCGAAGCAAGAGGTCTGGGATACGAGGCAGTCAGAAATGAAGTCATCTGCAAACCACATGCTTCAACTATTAACCTATATGAAGTTAAAGAATGCCAAAGAAGGATTCTTTTTATATGAGAACAAAAACACTCAAGAGATACTAATCATTCCAATCTCAATGAATGACAAAAATAAGAAAATTATTGAGGATGCATTTCTATGGATGCAAGAAGTATGGGATAATTTTCAAAATGGCGACCTGCCGATGAGACCTGCTGGTGCAACAAAATCAAAGATGCCATGCACATACTGCCCAGTAAAAAAAGCTTGTTATGATAAATCTGGCCCTACTGGAACAGTGCAGATAGAGTTATACGAGGCACCAGTTATATGATTTGTTCAAACAAAGAATGTGCAAAAGAATTTGATTCAAAAACACATAACCAAAAATATTGTTCAGATGAGTGTTGCAGGATTGCAACAAACAAAAGAATAATGGAAAAGTATTACGAAAAAAAAGCAATTAAAAATGGCTCATTAAGACAATGCAAAAAATGTAAAGCTCAGCTTAGCAGATACAATACAGATTTAATATGCTCTAAGTGTAATAAACAGCTAAGAGATACAAGCAAAAGCTTAATGGAGGTAATAGATGAAATTAGCAGGCTTAGTTAAAACCAAAGCCTATAGGGTTTTAGGAATTGATGCATCCACTAATTCAATTGCCTTTTGTTTAATGGAAAATAATATACCGTTAAAATGGGGCAAGATAGATCTACAAGGCCAAGACATATATGAAAAAATTTACGATGCAAAAAATAAGATGTCCGTTATGCTTAAAGAATTAAAGAGTGATTATATTGTTGTTGAAGGAGCAATCCTTGTCAGATCACCAGATGCTGTGATAAAATTGTCTTATGTCTATGGAGTTGTTATTGCTGAGCTTATGTCTACTGGAGCTAAGGTTATTACAATTAGCCCTTCTGCTTGGCAAGCATACATAGGCAATAAAAATCCTACAAAAGAAGAAAAGGCTGCGGTCAGGCTGGCAAGCCCAGGGTACGCAGACTCTTGGTATAAAAATAAGTTAAGAAATATGCGTAAGCAAAGAACGGTAGATTATTTTAATAAAAAATATAATCTAAATATAACAGATTTTGATGTGGCAGATGCATTTGGCATTGCACACTATTCAAACGAGGAGTTAACAAAAAGATGAGTCAAACATGGAATGATATAAGCGCACAAGAAGAGTTTGTTATAAATGTTTCAAAGCAAAAAGAAAACGGATACTATGTAGAGCTTGGAGCATTCCATTCAAAAAATGGAAGCAACACCTATAAGTTAGAAAATCAGTATGGCTGGAAAGGTGTTTCGTTTGAAATAGAAGAAGAAAGACGTGAAGAATTTAATTTAAATAGAAAAAATCCATGCGAAGGAGATGCCTTAAACTTTGACTACTTAAAGTATTTTAGAGATAACGATTTTCCAAAACAGATAGACTACCTGCAAGTAGATATCGATGGTGGCTATAATGAATCTGGCCGCCCAGCGTCAAATCAATACACCACATTTCATGGCCTTATTGCCCTACCACTAACTCAGTATAGATTTAATGTTATTACATTTGAGCATGATGCAAACATGTACTACAAAAATACTTTTATGCGTGACATGCAAAGAGAGCTTCTAGATTCATTGGGATACTCGCTTGTTGTAAGAGAAATTCATGAGGACTGGTGGGTAGATCCAAATGTTATCCCCAGCTATGAATACAGAGAACATTTTAAATGGAATACTTTATGATGTCAAATGAAATTATATCAGAGTAAAGAATGGCTGCATAGAAGATATGTAGTTCAAAAGAAAACAGTTACAGAAATAGGTAAAGAGTGCGGTGTCTCTGCTATGACTATACAGAGATATTTACAAGAGTTTGGATTGTTAAGAAAAAAATGAGCGAATACCCAAATAAAGCTGGAGGATACCAGGCTTGGATAACTGACCTACAATTAATTGCAACAGATGCCCCATCTGGGCATAAGATTATTGTCGAATGCCTAGAGACCGCGGAGATGCTTATAAATAAAAACATATCATACGGCAACTCAGCCCTAGAACCAATTCGTATATTTTCAAAGGCGGATTCAAAAGAACAAATTAGAGTCCGTATTGATGATAAGCTAAATAGAATTCAAAATGATCAGGCATTCCCAGGGGATAATGACATTGATGATTTAATTGGTTACTTAATACTGCTTAAAATAGCCAACAAGGTTGCAATTTCAGTCAACTAGAAGTATAATAAAGTATATGACAAATGAAATAGAGCCAGCAGTTCATTTTGACCGCATGAATAAAGTGGTTGAAGAACTACTCAAAGGTAATTCGGCCACACAAATAGCAACCCTCACAGGATTTTCACGCAAAGAGGTTTTAGAATTTATTGACGAGTGGAAGGGTGTTGTCCATAATGACAGCAACATCCGTGACCGTGCCAGAGAAGCAATTTCTGGTGCAGATCAACACTATGCAATGCTTATTAAAGAGGCCTGGAAAACCGTAGAGGATGCCGACACACAAGGGCAGCTAAGCGTAAAGTCGGCATCATTAAAGCTTATAGCAGACATTGAAACAAAAAGAATAGCGATGCTTCAGTCAGTAGGAGTTTTAGAGAACACACAGATAGCATCTCAGATTGCCGAGACAGAACGAAAACAAGAAGTCTTGGTTGGAATTTTAAAAGAAGTTACTGCCATATGCCCAAAGTGTAAAATGGATGTTGCAAAAAGGCTATCTCAAATTACTGGTATAGTTGAGTCAGTAATAATTGAGGAAGCTGATGTCGTTTGATTTTTCCGATTTAATTGATATCTTAGATGGCGAAGAGTTTGAAGAGAAGCCAGTTGACTTACGCACATTTGTAAATGACCCTAAGTATTTAGGGCTGCCACCACTTTCAGAATATCAATATATATTAATTGAAAAAAGTTCACAAATATATAAAGAGTCTACTTTAAAAAAATTATTTGGTGAAGATGAAGGTCATATAAGATTTAAGCAAACCGCTAATGAAGTTGTAGCTCAATTAGGAAAAGGCTCTGGAAAAGATTACTGCTCTACAATTGCGGTGGCCTATATAGTATATTTACTATTGTGTCTTAAAGACCCAGCAACATATTATGGCAAACCTCCTGGAGACTCTATTGATATAATTAATATTGCAATCAACTCACAGCAAGCTACAAACGTATTTTTTAAAGGATTTAGAAGCCGAATAGACAAGTCTCCATGGTTTGTTGGTAAGTACTATTCAAAGGCATCTGAAATTCAATTCAATAAAGCGATAACAGTTCATTCAGGTCACTCTGAGCGTGAAGCTTGGGAGGGATACAACGTTATCGTAGTTATTCTAGATGAGATTTCTGGTTTTGCTATAGACAATACCACTGGTCATGATCAAGCAAAAACAGGTAGTGCGGTATACGATATGTACAGGGCATCAGTAGACTCCCGCTTTCCAGATTTTGGTAAAGTCATCCTTCTTTCATTTCCTAGATTCAAGAATGACTATATACAACAAAGATACGATGCGGTTGTAGGAGAAAAAGAAACTGTGGTTAGAGACCATAAATTTAAGATGTATGAGGAGATCCCAGACGGAACAGATGGAAATGAGTTTGAAATACAATGGGAAGAAGACCATATCATATCTTACAAGATACCTAAAGTATATGCCATTAAGCGTCCGACTTGGGAGATCAACCCAGTTAGAAAAATTGACGATTTTAAGACAGCATTCTATACAAACCCCACTGATGCACTATCCAGATTCGCCTGTATGCCACCTGATGCGGTTGATGCATTTTTCAAATCAAGAGAAAAGGTAGAGAAAGCATTTAATGTAGGTCAATTAGCTGTAGATAACTTTGGAAGACTTGAAGAATGGTTCCTTCCAGACCCAGATAAAAAATATTACATACACGTAGACTTAGCTCAAAAGCACGATCATTGTGCGGTAACAATGGCTCATGTTAATAAATGGGTAAACGTAAAGGTCACAGACACATATTCACAACCAGCACCAATTGTAGAGGTAGATGCAGTTAGATACTGGACACCAACACCAGACAAGTCCGTTGATTTCACAGAAGTTAAAGACTATATTCTTTCTCTTAAAACAAGAGGATTCAATATAGCAATATGCACCTTTGACAGATGGAACTCTCATGATATGATGCAGCAGTTAAAGCAATACGGTATCAATACAGAAATTTTATCTGTTGCTAAAAAACACTACGATGATATGGCAATGATTGTTGCTGAAGAAAGACTAATTGGGCCTCACATACCGTTGCTTATAGATGAGCTGTGCCAGCTTAGAATCATGAGGGACAAGGTAGACCACCCTAGAAAAGGATCAAAGGACTTAGCTGATGCTACCTGCGGAGCCATATTTAATTCAATTAGCAGAACTAGATTTGACAACAATCAAGAGATAAATGTACATACTTATGAATCAATGAGCTACGATAATGATTTTGGCGATAAGAATGACCCAGATACAACATCCTACAATATGATTAAGCCACCAAGGATGCCTGACAATTTAAGAGAAGCTATGGATAGGATGCAAATAATATGATAAATTATCAAGAAAGAGCCAAGGAGTGTAAGTGTTGTGGAAAACACGTTCCGCTTCCAACTGTATTTAGAGAATATGAAGGAATAATGCTATGCCCAACAACATTTAGTAATATAATAGAATATAAAAGAATTTGGGATTCTTATGGACATAGGCCAATGGGCTCAATAAGAAAACATTTTTCTGATTACGTTCAGCAAATTGTTGAATCATCAATGGCAAAGGAGCAGCAAAATGAAATTTAAATATACAAAGCTGTACGACAAGATATACGTATATCATGACACATTAAAAGATTTTCCAGATTGGCTAGACGCCGTATCAAATTTTGAAGCACCAGACGGCAAAAAGTACAGTGTTTTAGGCTGGAAAGATTGGTATACTTTTGGTAAAATGAGGGCCATCATAGACACTAGAAACGAACCATCAAACATTGATGTCGTTCAAAAATATATTAATCACGTTTTAGATGTATATGATCAAACAACAAAGCATTATATCGCTAATAATAATATAGACGATTCAAATCTTTATCCAAACCATGGATTCTTATGCTACTATAATCCAACTACAGAAGACTTGCATGAAAAGTATTTATTTATGACTTATCACACAGACTACCAACAAGAAAAAGAAGATGAGCCTGGGCAAAAATTTGAATTAACATGCAACATGTATATAAATGATGACTATGAAGGTGGAGAAATAGCATTTTCTGTTGGAGAAGATAGATTTGAGTATAAGCCAAAAGCTGGAGACGTTATAATATTCCCATCAAAAGAACCTTTTTATCATGGGGTAAAGCCAAATTTTATAAATAAAAAATATTTTATTAGGTCTTTTTTAATGTATGATAAAGAAGAAGATCAGTATTGGCTAGATGGTATTAATAAATATGGAGAAGCTTTGTGGTTGGAAATGAGAAAACAAATAAGAGAAGATATACTACTCTCGACTAAGCCAGTAAAGCACATGGATTATCAAAAACCAAATTACACTATTGACAAAATAGACTAAGATTAGTTATACTACAACTAGGCAACAGTAGCTTAGTTGGTTAAAGCCCCGAACTCATAATTCGGTAATCGTAGGTTCAAGTCCTACCTGTTGCACTTAGGGAGCATAATGAAAAACAATTATTTTGATGCACAAGACAAATTGCAAAATAAAAAATTGTTAGACTTTAGTGATAATGAAATAGAGTCTTTACTTACTGGCATGGTACTGTATCAACATGATGCATTTCGACCAGTAGAACAAAATTTTAATAAACAATATGATTTTGTTTTTGCTGGCTGCTCTCAGACACATGGAGATCACATTGCCCCACCCTTGGTCCCAAACGGATCTCATGAAAATATATGGGGGTTTTTAGTTGCAAAACATTTTAACATAGAAACTATTAACTTGGGCATGGGGGCTGATAGTTGCTATAATATTGTAAAAAGGTTACTACATCATTTTTCCTTAGTCGGTAATCCAAAAACACTTGCCGTACTTTTCCCAGACCTATATAGACTTACAATGCCAATAGATAAAGATGTTTTAATTGGTAAAAATCCTTCTGGTATAAATGCATTAATAGAGTCTGTATTCTTGTCAGAAGAAAATAGAACAGAGATTTCTAAACCAAAGTACTCAAAAATTCCTTATTATAAAGAAGAGGTCATATCTAATCTAACCCCGCTATGGCTAAACATTCAAAGCATATTGGTGCTAGAGCAGTACTGCAAATCATCTGGTATAAAACTAATTTATGGCTCCTGGTACCCAGACACCGATCTTATAATAAATAAAATAAAAATTGGATATTTTAAAAAATATGATTTAGAAATATTTCAATCATACATAAATCTTGATTCAATACGCTGGGAAAAAGATGGTTATAAAAAATTCGGATGCCATAAAGATCTTTTAAATGAAAATGCAAAAATATTTAATTTAGGTGTTGATAATCAACATATGGGTACACATCAACACAAACACATTTCTGAATTTTTTATAAGAGAACTAAATAATGATAGCAATTAAATATTATATTGAAAAATTAAAAAGAAAATTTAAAAAAAAGAAAAGAAAGGGGTTCATATACTAATGATAATATTAGGCGTCAATGAAACATCTCACGATGCATCCATTTCTTTAATTGAAAATGGAAAAATACTTTTTGCTGGACATGCCGAGAGGTATAGCAAAGAAAAAAACGATTGGTATATAAACGATAAATTACTTAAAGATGCTTTGTCATACGGCACACCTGAAGCTATAGCTTACTACGAAAAGCCGCTTCTAAAAGCCTCCAGGCTATTTTTTAAAGGAGGTGCAGGAGACTGGAAGCCAAGGTTTAGTATTGATGGATTGCCTAGAAAATCTTTTAAACACCATTACTCTCATGCTTGCGCTGGGTACTATACAAGTTCCTTTAATGATGCCGTTGTTGTTGTTTTAGATGCTATAGGCGAATACAACACCTCCACAATTTGGGTTGGCGAAGGCGAAGATGTTAAATTAAAATACAAGCAAAACTACCCGATAAGCTTTGGTCTGTTCTACTCAGCGTTTACGCAACTAATTGGATTAATGCCAAACCAAGAAGAATATATTATGATGGGCATGGCTGCTTATGGAGACTGGAAAAGATACTATAAAGAAGTAGATGAGTACTTCCCTAAGTACAATAAACAAAAATATAATTTTCATAAAGGAATCACTGACTGGGGTATGTTAATTACGGAACAAGATAGATTTGACATTGCCGCAGCAGCTCAAATGGTGTATGAGCAAAGATTAAAAGACTTTATGGTTATGGCAAAAGAAATGACTGGTAAAAATAATTTAGTGTTTATGGGTGGATGTGCTTTAAATTCTTCTGCTAATACATTTCTTTGGAATATATTTGATATGATTTGGATTATGCCAAACCCAGGAGATGCTGGAAGCTCCCTTGGCGCCGCAGCAGCAATGTATGGCAAACATATTGAGTGGAAAGATCCTTATTTAGGATATGATTTAGGAGGCGAATACCCAGTAAAAAAAATTGTTGACGGAATACTTAAAGACGGAATCGTAGCAGTAGCAACAGGCAAAGCAGAATATGGACCAAGAGCACTAGGCAATAGGAGCATATTGGCTGATCCAAGAGATCCGTTAATTAAAGATAAAGTTAATCTAATTAAACAAAGAGAACTTTTTAGGCCATTTGCCCCAGTAGTAATGTCAGAGCATGCAAATAAATGGTTTGACATGGATTTTGAAAGCCCATATATGCAGTATACAGTTAAATGTATACAGCCTAACAAAATACCATCCGTAGTTCATGCAGACGGTACATCAAGGGTACAAACAGTTACAAAAGATCAACACCCAGGCCTGTATAGAGTTTTAAATAAATTTTATCTTGAAACAGGAGTCCCTTTGCTATTAAATACAAGCCTAAATATAAAAGGCCAGCCCTTACTAAATGATGAAGATGATGTTTTATTGTGGGAAGGAACCTATGGACAAAAAATCATTACTTGAATTTAATGAAGACAACGTTTATAAAAAAATTAAATTAGAATACGATAGCTATAAAAAATTTTATAGAGCCCCTATGGCTAATAAACACTCTGATTCTAAAAAATTTTACGAAGACCGCTTCCTTTCAGATTTTAACTCTCAAGATTTTAGATGCGATGAATTTATAAAAAATCATGAAGGTAAGCATATATTGTTTTTAGGTTGTTCAGAAACTCAGGGATGCTGTCAAAAACTTGAAGATTCTTGGGCATGGATACTGCATAACAAAATTAAACAATATGAAAAAACTAGTGGATATTTTAACCTAGGTACTGTTGGGCACGGAGTTCAAATGCAGATTATTCTTTTGATGGAGTACATTAGTTCCTACGGCCCCCCAGACGAGATCTACTTACTTGCGCCAGAAACTTCAAGATCATTTATTCGCACAGATAAAGATTTTATTTCAAGGAATATGAGGGGAGACAACCAGGCATCAAAAACAATTCTTTATGACGAAAAAGATCTTTTAGATGCATTTGGAAATGTTTTCTTGTCTTTAGTTTTTTTAGAAAATTTCTGTAAATTTTCTGGCATAAAATTAATTTGGTCAACTTGGTTTGAAAAAGAAGAAGATATATTTGATATGATAGGATTTGATTCTTTTTTAAATTTAAATAATAAAAATAGCTTAAAGATATTATTAAATAATTTTCATAAATATGAAGATAAAACAAAAAGTATGGAAGAGAACTTGTTAAAGCCAGATCAACACAAGGGAGTAGTCTTTCATAAATACTGGGCAGATAAATTTTATGAAAGGAGAGAAAATGAAAAGAATAATAAAAAAAATTAAGATAATACTATTGTTAAAATTTAAAAAAAATGATATAATAAAAGATAAATATATATACTAAACCTTTGTAGCTCAGCGGAAGAGCAACAGACTTCTAATCTGTAGGTCGCTGGTTCGATCCCAGCCAGGGGTACGTTCCTATAGCTCAGCTGGTAGAGCAGCAGACTTTTAATCTGCGGGTCGATGGTTCGA